AAGAATGATATTGTTGAGCGTTTGCGTGCGAAGGGATACACAAAGAAGGACTCTGAGCTGATTATCGATGACTTCATTAGCGTTCTTGAGGAGGCTCTGACCAAAGGCGAAGACATCCGGTTCCATGGATTTGGCACTTTCGCGGTCAGGGAGTCCAAGGAGCATGTGATGGTTGATGTCACCACTAAGGAGAGGATGGTCATCCCCAGCAGAAAGGTTCCCAAGTTTATCCCGAGCCCCGGCTTGAAAGAATTAGTGCGCACAGGCATCTGGAGGGAGTAACCTATGGCAGGTCGTAAGCGCATTAACCGAACTTTCAGCAGACCGGGCGACGCTCCAGTTGTTAAGCCAAAGATAGACAAGTTCTTGTGTACACGCTGCGGGTCTGTTTATACCACGCAAAAGGGTAACTTCCCAGCGTCAAAGAGCCCTTTGTTCAAAGAGAACTATGGCTATCTCCCGGTTTGTAATAAATGTGCTGATGCGCTTTACGACCATTATAAGGAAGCTTTGGGTAGTGGCGCTGCTGCTATGGAGCGCATCTGCATGAAGTTTGACATTTATTGGAATCCGGAATCGTATGAGTCAGCGCTGAATACCGGCAGGTTCGTATCTATTGTGCGAGCGTACATTTCGAGGGTGAATATTGCCAAACATGGAATGAAGACATATGACGATACGCTGGACGAGAAGGGCGCTGGCATTGTGACGCCTCTGTCTATCAGTGACTTTGGCAATGATGAAGAGGAGTCAGCGAATGTGCCTGAGATTCAAGTGTCGCCTGAGACGGTGGCGTTCTGGGGAAGCGGCTTTACACAGGATGCGTATATCGATCTGGACAGCCGTTACAAGAACTGGACGGCCAATCTGGATCATGAACTCAGCCTGTCTGAGCAGGCGCTGTACAAACAGGTATGCCTGCAGGAGTTGGATATCAATAGGAAGATGATGGCAGGTAAGCCGATTGAGCAAGGACAGAATGTTCTGAAGGGCTTGCTTGCCAGCCTGAACATCAATCCTGACCAGAAGAAGGAGGATGATTCTGCTGATCTGGAGTCTACTCCTTTGGGAGTATGGGTCCGTAGATGGGAAGAGAATCGTCCGATCCCAGATTACGAAGAGGATGGTGACGGGCCATCGTGGATTAAATACATAACCACTTGGTTCTACGGACACACATTAAAGGCACTGGGAATAAAGAATGTGTACAGCCAGGTTTACGAGGATGAGATAAATAAGTATCGGGTGGCAAAGCCTGAGTTCGAAGACGTAGAGGACGATGACATTATTACCAGCGTAGTCGGTGAAGCCAATGACACGTAAAGAGAAGATAATGGCTGGCGCTGCACGGTATGCGTCCTTCTATAGAAAATATCCTCATGTTTTCGCAGAGCAATATCTACATCTTCGTTTGAAGAGATTCCAAAAAATACTTTTGGTTATGATGATACTGTGCAACAATTTTGTCTACAATGGCTCCCGTGGTCAAGGTAAGACATTCCTAACTGCTGTTGCACTTTGTATTAGATGTACACTTTGGAGTGGCACAAAATGTGTGATATCTAGCGGAACCAGGGGCCAGGCCGGCAACGTACTAGAGAAGATAATGTTGGAGTTGATACCCAACTCGCCAGAGCTGGCTGCCGAGATAGACATGAAGCAGACCAAGATCAATGGCACGAATGCACAGATTGTGTGGAAGAACACTTCGTTCATCAAAGTCGCGACTGCGTCTGATAGTGCCCGTGGTTCGAGGTGCAATATATTGTTGCTGGACGAGTATCGTCTGATACCCTTGGACGTGATTAATACTGTTCTGCGTAAATTCTTGACGCAGCGGAGAATGCCTAAATATAACGAGCTTACAGAAGAAGAGCGTAATGCAGAATATTCTAAAGAAAAGAATAAAATGATATTCTGTTCCTCTGCTTATTTCTCTGACCATTGGTCGTATACGAAAAGTGTCGATACGTTTAATGCTATGTTGACGCCTGGTCATAAGGATTTTGTATGCTGCTTGCCATATGAGCTGTCGATCAAGGAAGGCTTATTGGATCCTGATATAGTTGAGTCTGAGATGCTCGAAAGTGATTTCTCGGAGATTAAGTATATGATGGAGTACGAAGCAGTCTTCTACAATTCTGCGTCAGACGCTTTCTTTGATTATACGACTGTTGCCAAGAACAGACATATCGCATACCCCATGCTGCCTGCAAAGTTGGCAGCAATGCTTAAATCAGACACCGATGTGCGTATAGCCCCAAAGGTTCCCGGAGAGAAGAGATTGCTCTCTGCGGATATTGCCTTGATGGCAAGTTCAAGTAAGGCTAAGAACGACGCAACAGCGATCCATATTACGAGGCTTATTCCTACGAAAGCAGGTAGATATACAGTCAATCTTGTCTATTCTGAGACTAATGAGGGTTATAGAACAGAAGAGGAGGCGCTTTTGATAAGGCGCTTGTACGAAGAGTATGACTGTGACTACATCGTGCTGGACGCAAAGAATGTTGGTCTGTCTATTCTTGATGCTCTGTCGAATGACATCAGCGATCCAGAGACAGGAGAGATATTCCCGGCGCTGTGTACTTGTAATAATGATGATTTGGCAGCGAGATGTGTCGTGAAGGGAGCGCCAAAGGTCATATGGGCTATTCTTGGCAATGCTAAGTTTAACTCAGACGTAGCTTTACTGCTGCGCGAAGGCTTTAAGTCTGGCCGTATGCGCTTGCTACTAAATGAATATGACGGCGAAGAGGCTATGAATAAGATAAAAGGATTCGGTTCTTTGAGCACAGATGAGAAGACCAAGCTTCTGATGCCCTATATTAATACGACATTACTAATTAACGAACTTGTTAATCTTAAACATGACGAGAGCAATGGCCTGGTGAGGCTTTCAGAGAAGAGCGGTATGCGCAAGGATAGATACTCTAGCCTTAGCTACAACTATTATGTTGCTCTCGAATTGGAAAAGGAAGCACGGAAACACAATGCAAGGTCGATTGGCTCTGAGAAAGAAGAGTTCATATTCCGTGCACCTAAGATAAAAAGAAACTAAATAATGGAAGGCGGTGATTCCGCCAATGGGCGATATTGTAGTTAATGAAACGCCGGAGAAGAAGAACGATCTACCGGCGGATTTCAGCCAATACATGAAGATTCCTGAGCGGTTCGCCGCTATCAACAGGATGATTCTTAAAGACTTGAATCAGAATAACGCCAGCCCTAGCTTCTATCTGTATAGTCGCGATCAGATTTCCAGATATTTGAAGAATCCGTATCGCTATCAGAATGAATTGCGTAATGCTGTCATCTATATGTATGGCGCTAGTTCGCACTTCCGTAGGCTGATTCAGTATTTCGTGGCGTTGTCTGATCTGTCATATGTCGTTGGTCTGTATAAGACAGACACATCAACAGCCAAGCCGCAGACGGTACGGCGCAATTATCGGAGAGTCCTTAACCTGATGGCATCTATGGATGTGAAGAATCAGTTTGAGAAGATACTGACCGTGTGCTTGCGCGAGGATGTGTTCTATGGGACGATATGGGAGACGAGCGACAGTATTATCATTCAGCAGTTGCCGTCTGAGTATTGCGCTATCTCTGTTATAGAGGATAATGTCCTTAACGTGACATTCGATTTTTCTTACTTCGATTCTAATTCTCAGTATCTTGAGTTATATCCCGAGGAGTTTAGACGCAAGTATACGTTGTATCAGAATAATCGAACAGAGGTGAAGTGGCAGGAGTTGGATGCGCCATATTCATTTGCTATTAAAGCCAATAAAGATTTGCTCGCATATGCTATCCCGCCGTTTGTTGGCATCCTTCGTAATCTATACGACCTAGAGGATTACCAGAATCTGAGGATGACAAAGGAAGAGATAGAGAATTACGCTCTACTGACGATGCGTTTGGGGCTCGATGATGATGGTAACTGGCAGATGGACTTCGACAAAGCAAAGGACTTCTTTAATAATTTGGCAAATGTTTTGCCAGAAGAAATTGGTGCTGTGCTGACTCCGATGGATATTAATAAGATAAGCTTTGAACGGACTCATCCCAACGCCGTGTCTACTGTTAGTGACGCGGAAGAGAGTTTGTTTACATCTGCAGGCGTATCGAGCCTGCTTTTCAATAATGTCCGCGCATCATCTAACGCGTTATTGCTTTCTATTAAAGCAGACCAGGCAATTACATATTCCATCGTGAAGAGCATCGAAGCGATGGTGAACAGGTTCGTTCATCGCCATGGCTATGGTCGGTATTTCAAGGTCACCTTCTTGGATTGCTCTATATATAATAGGAAGGAAATGGGTGACGCGTTCCTTCGTGCTGCTCAGTATGGCTTGCCGACTCTGAGTTATTACGCTGCTTCACAGGGGCTGTCTCAGGATGATTTGGATGGTATGAACTTCCTTGAAGACACTGTCCTCGAGCTCAAAGAAAGGCTTGTGCCGTTGCAGAGTTCGGCTACGCAGAGTGCTAATTCCAATCCGAACAGTACCGGCGAGGTTGGTCGCCCGAGGCTTGACGATGATGAATTGTCCGACGAGGGTGAAGCGACACGAGAGAAGGGGTAACATGTTTGTATATGTAATGGATCTTGACAGCGCGAAGCTGTTGGAGGAGCGAGGGTTTAAGCTGATCCGTGAGGATGCGCGGAATGGCGTGTTCATCTTTGAAAACAAAGACGGCGACGCGATGAATTTCACGCTGGATATTCCTTGTTCGATATCCGACGTTCTCTCGTTCTAAAGAAATACTAGTTTTAAAATGGGGCTGCGTTTTCGGGCGTGGTCTCATTTTATATATTCACGCGGAGGTGATTGAGCTTGGAAAACATGCGCTTTTGGTATCCCGCGTCAATCGCGCAGATCACGGAGATCAATGATTCCTTTGACTCTTGCATGCTGCGCGTGTGCTATGCGGGAGAGAACCGCAACAAGTCCATCATCCCCAAGGAAGCTATTGAGGCTGCTATTCCTACGATGGCGTATTGTCCTCTGGTTGCCAATTACGATGTAGAGTCTGACACGATTGGTGGTCACGACGTTGCGTTTATCAATACAGACGATGGCTTGAAGATGGTCAACTTGACCGACGCCGTTGGCGTGGTTCCTGCTGATCCCCAGTGGACATGGGAAACTGTGGTCGAGGACGACGGAACGGAGCATGAGTACCTGACTACACCGGCTATCCTTTGGAAGCGTACACCTGTGTACAACAAGCTGAAGAAGGATGGTGTATCTGGCCAGAGCATGGAGATCAGAGTGCGTGAGGGCAAGCTGAACGACGGTATGTTCGAGGTACAGTCATTTGACTTTACAGCTTTCTGCCTGCTGGGCGAAGGCGTAGAGCCGTGCTTCGAGTCCGCTCAGGTTGAGATGTTCTCCACCGACAAGCTGTCAATGCGCTTGGGTGAAATGATGGAAGATTTTAAGAAACAATTTAGCGTCATTGCCGCTTCGGCGGATGACAATATAACGCCGAATGGCGATGATTTTTCTATGAAAGGAGGAGAAGGCTCCTTGAATATTAATGAGTTGCTGCAGAAGTATGGCCTGACCATGGAAGATATTAATTTCGAGATTGGCGAGGACATGCCTGTGGAAGAGATCGAGGCTAAGTTCGCTGAACTGGCAAAGAAGTTCGCTGATGACGATCCTGCTGATAGTGGCGATTCCACTGATAACGATGCTACTACAGAGGATGACCCTGATAACACCGATCCTGACGCCGGCGAAGATGACGCCGAGGACGACGAGCCTGCAGAGGACGATAATGACGATGCGCCCGGTGGCACTCAGGCGAAGCAGAAGTTCGCTCTGACTGGCGAGCAGCTGGGTTCTGGCATCCGTGATGCGCTGCGCTCCGTGACTTACACTGATGAGTGGGGCGAGTGGTGCCGTTATGGCTACGTGGATTATGATGCTCAGTCCGGTGAGGTCTATGCCTACGATTATATCGACTGGAATCTGTACGGTTTCAGCTTTAGCATGAACGGCGATAATGTCGTGATTGACTTCGATAGCAAGAAGCGCAAGAAGTTCGCCTTTGTTGATTTTGATATGGGTGAGGCGCAGTTTGATTACAAGGCTATCGTCGCCGGTGCTAATGAGCGCTTTGCTGCTCTGA